CTGCACCAATAAGGAGTCTTTGATTATCATTAGGTAAAACAATATTTGCAACCTCACTTGAATCAATAATAAGTGCATTGATAGTAGAGCCACCATCGTTTACTGTAAAATAAACATCTGCATCGCTTTTTGTATTTTGTATATAATTATGAGAACCATTATGATTTATTACAAAAGCATCACTTGCACCCATAATTACAGAACTATTATTAGGAAGTCTTAAATGACTTCCATCAAAAGTAAGATTGGCTTCTGCGTTCATAGCATCTGTACCAGTAGCAGTAAGTATTCTGTTATTGCTACCATTAGACATAAAGTCAGATACATCTACTGAAATATAGTATGTTGATACATCAATACCAGTACCTGCTCCAACATGAATATTTCTACTAGCTGCTATAGTTCCACCACCAGTTAATCCAGAACCTGCATAAATTGTTACTGCGGTATGGTCTATATGTTCATTTGCAACAAAACCAGAAAGGTTGTCGTGAACAATCTGACCATCATTTGTACTTAGAGTGGCTGAACCAGAGTTAGCACCACCACTTAATCCCGTACCTGCTACAACTGCTGTTATATCTGCCGAACTTGAATCCGGAGTTAATTCTACAATAGTTCCAGCATCGTTTATGTAGAGCTTGTTCGCACTCCTATCGAATGCGAGTTCTCTATCTGCGATATTACTGGTAGTAGGTGTACCACTACCAGCTTTAATCTTGATAGTATTAGCCATCTAATTCCTCTTTCTAATTAATAAGTTCCACCATCTATAATAGCTCCGTTAACTGAACTTGCAGTTAATGCTCCTATTTGTAATGGTGCTAGTGTTCCTGAAAAAACCTCACTTGAGTTAGATGCGTCTGTAAGCATGGTAAATTTTTGCGAACTATCATCCCAACCCATATAACCGATTTTAGCAGAACCGCTATAATATCTAAACTCAACACCTCTGTCTTTATTATCATCGCTACTAGGAGCTGTATCGCCACCTAAGGTAAGTATAGGGTCGTCTAATGTCATAGTAGTCGAATTTACAGTGGTCGTCGTGCCATTTACGGTAAGATTACCGGTAACTGTTAGGTTATTTCCTACGGTTACATTGCTTGGTAATCCGTATGTAACTGTTCCTGAGCTTTCAACTACATCAATTTCATTAGAAGTTCCGGCAAAAGTAATTGTGCCGCCTAATGATGTTGCAGTAGTGTTAGAACCATCTGATACTGTTATTTGTGAATTAGCTAATTTGCTATTTGCGATACTTCCAGCTAGTTGTGTATTTGATACACCTCCGGATTTAATAGATACCGCTCCACTAGATACTGAAAAGTCAGCACTAGCAAAAGAAGCTACACCTTTGTTTCCGGCTGTTGCATCTTCTGCAGATAAAGTAGCTGCATTATTTGAATTTCCTGAGCCAAGAGATATATCTAATCCCTCTCCTACCGAAAGGTCTGATAACGAGCTTAAGTGAAAAGCTTCTACAGTTCCACCATTATCTGTTTGTTTACCAACAAATAATTTTGAGCCACCATTATTAAACGCTAACTCTCCGTACGATAAACTGCTAGGATTATCTGTATCGCTAAATGTTGCACTTCTTTTTACTTTTAATGTATTTGCCATAATTTATTCCTTAAATAAATGTTCCTCCATCGAGGGTTTTGTTTGTTAACGCTTGACTTGAACCTACATCTACTATGTCATCACTGTTAGCTCCTCCTACTACCTTATCATCCAATTGGTTTAGTTCTGCCGTTGTAGCAGTTAAGCCATCCGTTTTATTTAATTCAGCAGTTGTAGCTGTAATACCATCTAAAGTATTAAGCTCGCTTGCCGAAGCAGTAGTTGCAGCAACCTTAGTTACTGCCGAATCAATTACAGCTCCACTATGAGCTGATGTATAATTTGCCATAATGTTTTCTCCTGTTAACTATGAGGGCAAAATTAATTACCCTCATAATTGTTATTTCGCTATTACTATTAAGCAGCGTTGGTAAAGTTAACAATACCAATATTGCTATTATCTACAGCATGTGATAAAGCTGCACCAAATAGTACATCTGCAACAACAGAATGTGCTAAGTGTTCTAGCTGATAATCGCTTTGAACTCTAGGAGCTATTTGTTGTGCGAAGTAAACTGATTCTCTTCTAAACATAGAAGCAGTTTCAACAGAAGCATTTCCGCCCTCGGCCCAATCTGTACTTGCGTATAGTGGCATTCCGTAAGCAGTAATAATTCTTCCGCTTGCTAGAGGATTTTGTGCGTCTCCTCTTTTTTTGAGCTTCAGTAAACTCGCCAAGTGATAGTAATGACATGTATGCTTTAGGAGAACAATACATGAATGTCTCTCCGTCTCCATAGTCATAACCAGCATCTAAGAATTTCTCTAATCCATCTCTGAATAAAGCAGTTGAGATAGTATCATCAGTTGCTAATCCAACATTGTTAGCTGTCGCTGTTTTAATTTGAGTAGCAATATAAGATTCTACTTTTTTAGCTAAAGCGTAGCCCATTGACTGAGCGTATGCATTAAATAAGTCAGCAGATTCTTGTACTTTAACAATATCTTCGATTCTTTTTGCGTTGTAGTGATGTTGGTCAACTTCTAGTTGAACTGTTGCATCTGTTTGATTTTCAAATACTACAGCAGTGTTAGCAACTTTTCCGTTTGCTTGTACTGCTTCTTCTTTGACTTTCGGTATATTAAGTTTGTCGCCGCCGCCGGACAACATTGATGAGAAGTCTAATACTTGATTTCTAAGCTGCATTTTTCTTTCAGCGTAATCAAGGATAGCATCTCTCCACATCTCCGGTATAAACGAAGCTGCTGTAGTTGTAGTTACATTTCCTGTAGCCATTTTAAACTCTCCTTATAAAAAGTTAATTGTTATTTTTTATAAGAGTTCAATATGTCATTCCAGTTTTTTCTTTTTTCATTTTTGCCCATTTCTTTAAAAGGGTTTACCGGAACGGTTGTTCTACCAGTTCCAGATTCTGCCTTTTTCATATTCTGTTTTTCAACAGAAAAGTCATCGACTAAATTTCGAAGAGTCAAAACATCGACTTGTTCATATCGTTCTCTTTTCTCTTCAGGCAACTTACTTAACAAACGGTTTTTTTCGTCTGTTATATAACTGTTAAGTTGTTCACTAGTAGAATTAAATTGCTCTCCTAGTTTAACATTCTTATTTCGTTCCTCAGTAAGCAAAGTTTCGAAGTTTCCTTGTTCTTCTAAAGCTTTTGCTCTTGCCTGTTCCTTATCAGCTTTAAATGCTTCCATTTCTTGTCGAAGTTTATTTCTTTCAGAAATGACTTCATTAAATCTGTGTGACGGAACTGCGTAATCTTTTTTATCGTCTTTGCTGACTGGAGAATCTATAACCCCGTTCTCATTTGGTTCATTTTGTGCGTTTTCGCTCATTTTTACTCCTTTAGTGGATATTTTTA